TCTCCCGCCGATGCTTACGGGCTGGCAAAGCTCGTCAACCCCACTTCAGTGTCGCCGTTCTTTGGGCAGTTCAAGGATACGGTGATGAACAAGGTGAGCCTGTACCGGTGGGTGCCTAAACCTAGCGCACAAGCTACTGTGCACAAGATACTTCAGCCAGCAATTCGGTTTGAGAAAGCCCAGTGCCTTGATCTGCCACCGATTACTTTTGTAGACCGTGACGCACCACTTACCCCGCAGCAACAAAAGTTTTATGGCATCCTGAAAAAGCAGATGCTCATCGAGGCCGCAGGGGAGGAGATTACCGCAGTCAACGCCGCCGTGCAGGTGAGCAAGCTGCTGCAGATTTCATGTGGGTCGGTGTACACAGACAACCGCGAGGTGATTGAGTTTGATGTTAGCAACCGGCTGAACGTGGTGCAGGAGATCATCGACGAGTCAAGCCACAAGGTGCTTGTGTTCGTTCCGTTTACACATACCATCGACCTGTTAAAGAAGCACCTTGAAAAGCAACACATCACGTGCGCGGTCATCAACGGTGCTGTCAGCCTCAACCAACGTAGTGACATCGTTAAGAGCTTCCAAGAGCAGCCGACCATCAAGGTGCTCATCATCCAGCCACAAGCCGCAGCGCACGGGTTAACCCTAACCGCCGCCGACACTATCATCTGGTACGCTCCCTGCACCAGCGTAGAGACATACCTGCAAGCCAATGCACGCATTGACCGCCCCGGCCAGAAGAACAACATGACCATCGTGCACATATCAGGGAGTCCGGTAGAAGCCAAGGTCTACTCCCTCCTGCGCAACAACATAGGCAACCACCAAAAAATCATTGATCTGTACCATCAAGAAATTTCTTTATAAATCGTTTGACAATGTACAATCTTGTGTTATAGTCAGTTCCGTAGGCAGGTAGCCTACACCCCCACCAACCATTAGGAGTATTAGATGACTGAAGAAATTTCAGAGGATAAGAGCCCCCCAAACTTGGCCGCGCTAGCTAACGTCTACCTCAAGATTCGTGACGCTCGGGCTGTGCTAAAAACGGAGTTCGCTACGAATGACTCTGTTCTGCAAGAGCAGATGGACCTGCTGGAAACCAACATGCTTGACGCATGTAAAGAGTTGAACGCAAGTAGCATCAAGACCCCATACGGCACAATCATTCGCTCAATTAAGTCACGGTATTGGACGAACGATTGGGATTCGATGTACACCTTTATTAGAGAGCAAGGTGCATTTGGCCTGTTAGAGAAACGACTTCATCAGACAAACATGAAGGAATTTCTTGTTGAGAATCCTGACCTTCTGCCTATGGGTCTGAATGTCGAGAGTGAGTACACCGTGGTAGTCCGTAAAGCAAAATGAAACTAACGAAAGAAACCAAATGAGCAACATTACAGTTATCGACCAAGACCTCCCCGACTTCCTGCAATCTAGCGGGGTCAGCGAGCTTACCAAGTCCCTCATGGGCAACACGGGCATCAAGCGCATCGTGCCCAAGAACGGCATCTTCCGCAAGGAAGTTGGCGGCAAGGAGATGGGCAAAATCAAAGGTGACCTGAACGTCATCATTGTCAACTCGTCCCCCAAAGTTGGGCGCGTCTTTTACGCATCGCAGTGGACTCCTGATGCTAAGCCGGTATCCCCCGATTGCTTCTCCAACGATGGCAACGTCCCCGACGTTGGGTCTGAGAATAGACAAGCTGACCGCTGCGACTCCTGCCCTCAGAACATCAAGGGCTCAGGCCAAGGTAACTCTAAGGCTTGCCGCTACACCCGCCGCATCGCCGTGCTGCTTGAAGACGACTTTGACACCGCGCTTGAGGGCTCGGTTTATCAAATGAACTTGGCATCCAAGTCTTTGTTTGGTGACAGCCCAACCCCCACTGCCCATATGTTTGAGGGCTATGTCAAGTATCTGGGCAACAACGGCAAGAGCCTTGACTGGTACATCACCAAGCTGAGCTTCAACGAAAACAACGACAACCAGTCGATCCTGTTTTCTGCTGTGGAGCACATCAAGCGCCACCAATACGATGTGATTACCAAGGTTGGCGACACCCCCGAGGTGCATAAGATGATTACCATGACTTCGTTTCAAGCGCGGACAGACGGGTTTGCTAAGTTGGGAGCACCAAATATGGTGCGAGACAAAGTGACCGGCACTAGCCCCAAAGTAAACGCTGAACTGGCGCACGCTGTTAGCAAAGGTCGGGAGCGCGTTGCTGAAACCGAGGAGGTCGCCGAGCCCACCAAGCGCGAAAGCAAAAAAGTTGAGCCCCCCGCGCCTACGGCCAAGCGTGACTTGGGTTCTGTGCTTGCCGCATGGAGTGACGAGGAGTAACCTATGAGCTACGGATACAGCCAGCGGCTAGTTGACGCAAACACCAATGCAGACGATGGCTCGATTGGCGTGTATCTGGGCAGTCGTTGCATTGCACTTGGTATATCTGTCAAAGACGTAGCGGATAGGCTTGGCGTAAGTCGGGCCACCGTCTACAACTGGTTCTGGGGGTCAGTGACTCCCAGCGCTAGTCACTCTGACAAAATTGGCAAGTACCTGCACGCACTCAAAAACCGCAAACACCATGCCTGACTTTGACCTACTTGACGCTGTACTGCCTACAGAAGGGCGGTACTGCGTGATGGGGATTGGACGGTACCCAGACCAGAAGTTTGTAGATACTAGGGAAGAGCTTAACGCGATAGCCGAGCGGTTTGTAGCCAACGGTGTAGATACGTATTTTGGTTGCGCCAAGTACGGCCCCCTGAACAATCGCACGCACGCCAACGCCACGTACTTTCGTGCGCTATGGATGGACATTGACTGCGGCCCCACGAAGGCAGCACCAGATGAGAAGGGCGTTATCAAGGGCTACATCGACCAAGCAACAGGGCTTAGCGAGTTCCAGAAGTTTTGTGTAGCTGTTAGCCTACCTCGACCCATCTTGGTGAGTTCTGGCTACGGGATTCATGCCTACTGGCTGCTTGCTGAGACAGTCTCCCGCGCAGAGTGGGAGCCACTCGCCGAACGACTCCGAGAGCTTTGCACAGAGCAAGGCTTCATAGTGGACTCGTCGGTGTTTGAGGCATCGCGCATCCTCCGCATACCCGGTACTTTTAACTTCAAACAGTCCGACCCCCAACCTGTCACTGTGCTTAACGAGCGCAGTGCTCGCATACCTTATGCAAAACTAAAAGAACTACTAGGAGCAGCAGAACCCAAGGAAGAGAAACCTGACTTTATCCCCCGTGCCATGAGCCCAATGATGGAAGCATTGCTGGGCAACAAGATCAAGCGGTTCAAGACCATCATGCTGAAGTCAGCAAACGGAGTCGGCTGTGCACAGTTGCTCCATTGCTTTGAGAACCAAGCAGATATAGACGAGCCGTTGTGGAGGTCGGCGTTATCCATTGCTGCGTTTTGTATTGACAAGGACAAGGCAGCACACAAGCTATCGAGTAACCATCCGGGCTACGACCCTGACGAGGTAGAGCGCAAGGTAGAGCAGATCGTGAAGCACGGGGGTCCACACCGCTGCACCACGTTTGAAAAGTTAAACCCATCAGGGTGCACCGACTGTCAGCACAAGGGGAAGATCAAGTCCCCCATCGTGCTTGGTGTCGAGATAGAGGAGGCTAATGACGCCGACAACGAAGTAACCGTAGAGACCGAGAAAGGAGCGAAGACTGTAACCATACCTGAGTACCCATTCCCATTTTTTCGGGGTAAGAACGGTGGTGTTTACAGGAAGCCGATAGAAGATGAAGCAGACCCGGAGATGGTCTATGAGCACGACTTGTATGTGGTGAAGCGCATGAAGGACCCCGAGGCAGGAGAAGTCATTTTGTTTCGCCTGCACTTGCCGCACGATAGCATTAGAGAGTTTGCGATACCCACTGCAGCTATCTCATCGAAGGATGAGTTGCGTAAGGCGCTAGCCCAACAGGGGGTAATGGCACACCACAAACAGTACGAACACTTGGCCGTGTATGTGATTACGTTCATTAAGAACTTACAGTATTCAACGAAAGCAGACATTATGAGAACACAATTTGGATGGGTAGAGGATGACAGCAAGTTCATCATGGGGGACAGAGAGATCACTAAGGACGGGGTGTTCTACAGCCCGCCGACAACAGCCACAGAATTTTTTGCCGACAAGATTCACCCCAAGGGCACCTTTGACAAGTGGAAGGAAGTGTTTAACCTATACGCTCGGCCCGGTATGGAGCCGCACGCATTTGCAGCACTCACGGCATTTGGCTCACCTCTCATGCCGTTCACTGGTTTGGACGGGGCAATCCTCAACGTGATCTACGAGTTTGCCGGTTCGGGCAAGTCCACCATCTTGCGTATGTGCAACAGTGTGTACGGCCAACCCAAGGAGTTGATGGCAATTGAGAAGGATACGTTCAACGCAAAAATGCAGCAGCTTGGGGTTATGAACAACTTGCCCAACACAGTTGACGAGATCACCAACATGTCTTCAAGAGACTTCTCGGATATGGCGTATGGCATCAGTCACGGTCGAGGCAAGAACCGCATGACCGGCTCGGCTAATGCACTGCGTCTGAACAACACCTCATGGAAGAACATGACTTTGGCATCGTCCAATGCTAGCTTCCACGAGAAGCTGTCCACACTCAAGAACACACCCGATGGTGAGTCCGTGCGCTTGATGGAGTACAAAATTGAGCCTAACGATATTATTGGTGTGGCTCGGGGCAAGGAGATGTTCGACCATCAACTCAATGAGAATTACGGCCATGCAGGGGAGATTTACATTAGCTGGCTGGTGAATAACTTGGAGGAGGCCAAGGAGCTAGTCAAGAAGGTTCAAGCCCGCATTGACAAGGAAGTGCAGTTCACTAGCCGAGAGCGGTATTGGTCAGCGCAGGCAGCGTGCAACATTGCTGGTGGTTTGATTGCAAGGAACCTTGGCCTGCACGACTACGATATGGCCGCTGTGTACGCATGGCTCAAGGGCATGTTGTCTGAGATGCGCCACGATGTTAAGCCCCCGATATCCAACCCAGCATCTGCACTCGGCGAGTTTATCAACGCGCATATCCTCAATACGTTGGTGGTCAACGGAGAAGTAGACGCCCGAAGTAACTTGGTCTCTATGCCAAGCCTAGAGCCCCGAGGGGAGTTGCTAGTACGCTTTGAGCCAGATACCAAGCACCTGTACGTTTCCGCCAAAAGGTTCAAGGACTTTTGCGTAGAGCGGCAGGTGAACTACAAGAGCCTGTTAGCCAACCTGACTAAGAACGAGGTGTTCATGGAAGCCACAAACAAGCGTATGGCTAAAGGCATGAAGGTTGACTCCCCTGCAGTGCGCGTGCTCAAGTTTAATACATCCAACTCTGAGTTTCTTCAAGTAGACGTATTGCTGGCAAATGAAGATCGAGACAGTCTCGTATCAAATTAAGTGGTCAAAGTTTCACAAAGGGTGTTCGTTCTTTGTACCTTGCATTGACCACCGAGCAGCCAAGAAATCTGTACTGACTGTAGCTGAACGACTGAAGATGGATGTCGTCATCAAAGTAGTGATCGAAGATGGCATAAAGGGGTTGCGCATCTGGAGAGTTTGATGTACACTAGCTTCTTTGCTAGTGCCTCTCCTTGACGGTAATCCCGTCTTACCCCCGGTCTTCACCGGGGGTTTTTTATGGCTGTGTGTTTTTGCTCGGGGCGTCTGACACCCTCTGACCAACGTGCCTAAGAGAATCCAACAGCATAAAGTTTTTCTCAGTTGGCACAACGCCCATATACGCAGTGCCCCGGCGCTCCATACGTGACTCAAGCGAGTTAATTATTTGATCCGTGCCGATTGCAAAGCTGGGGTAACGTCCGTTGAAGTCAGCTATCTTGTCTAGCTGCTTGCCGTACCTAACATCATTTCCGTTTCGGAACTCCCGGTCTAAGTTGTCAAGAAGTCTGGTCTGCTCGTTAAATATTTTCTGCTGAGCCCCGATTACTCTGAATGCTGTAGATTGCGTATCCGCAAGAAGGTCAGACCTAAAGCCTATTGTCTGCGCTATTAAAACACCCGTGGTGAACTTGTCCTCGGATATCAGTTGTGCGCCCTTGTTGTCTTTTGCGCCTTCTGTGTAAAGCTCATGTGCATTGACAAAGTTGCGGAACCCAGCAGGTGCCCATTTCTTGACCGCCTTAGCGTAGTCCCCCTGTATGGCAGCTTCAACACCATCGGCCACAGACAAGATCATGTTGGCTGCGGGGCCAGCTTTATCTAGCGCCATAGCTATAGCACTTTCGCGTATGGTTTTTTGCTCTTTACTCTCACGAATCCAGAGGTTGTCCATGCTGGTGCGACTAGCAATGTCTACCCCAGTAAACGCATTGGTGGGGCCACGCAACAACAAGTCTGACAGCGAAACACCGCCAATCTTAGTAGCACCTAGCTGGTCATGTAGCCAAATAGTAGTAAACCATTCTTCAAACCCCATTGACCGCATAGACTCGTCCCAGTCGTCATCTTTTAACTCTTCCCATGCTGCACCCAGTATGCCCATGACGGCGCTGAACATGGGCAAGCCAGTAGCCCCTGCCAAAATATACGTAGAGCCTAGAGTACCAAAGAACTTGTAGCTAGCCTCCGCACGAGACCGGCCATCCATAGGCTTGATCATCTCCTTGAAGTTCTTAGCCAAGAACATCGTTACGTGCAGGGGATACATCATGAACTGAGTCAACACCTTGCCCAGCGGGGCTTTCATGAACAGGGGGCGACTGGCCTCGCCGTAGTCGCCTAAGGCTTCGTTGGTGTCGTACGTTGCTTGGCTAACCGCACGGGTAAAGTCTTTACCCTGCTCCATGTTGAGCCTAAACGAGGTCATGAACATAGCCTCGCGGGACATACGCTCTGATGAGTTCATCAGCCCCCCAAGCACTAAGGCATCCACAGTACCCCTAGCAAACTTCTCTTTGGGGCCTCTAAGTTCTTCAGTCGGCGTAGCCTTGTACTCAAACACAGCGGAAGCCTGTGTGGAGGAGAATAGACCTAGCTCTGCTGCTGCCCGGTACGCCTTGCGCTCTAGCGGGGTTGTATCTTTAGCGTTTAGTATCGACGGGGCAACCCAAGACTTAGACCCGTCGGCGTTGGTTTTGTACACACCAAACTGCGACCACACCTTGAGCATACGGGACATCTCACGACCGGCCTTAAAAACACCGTAACGAGCCAACACCGGCATACCAGTCTGAAAGAGGCTCAAAGGTTGCAGGAGAGCGGAGGACGCACCGCTAAGGTAGTAGATGAACGCCGCCTTGTTGAGCCCACCAGCCACACTTGAGGCTACCGATTTTTCTCTAGGCGCAAGAGAAGAGTCTACCCGTGCTGCCATCTCGGCTACAAATGAATCAAATGCTGGGCGACCTTTAATAGAGTCTTTTGCCGCCGACAACGAATTGCGGAGCAGGGGAGAGTATTTGATCCGGGCAAGCTGCGTAGCCATACGCGCAGATATGTGCGCTGTGTTTTGCAACACATCAACACGGAAGCCAGCAACACCCTCACGATGGATAAACTGCTGACGGAAACTCTGGTCGGGCATGGTCTCCAGAAACGTCTGGTAAACAGCATCTTTCAAAAGCCCGCCAGCTTCGGGGTCAGCAAAGTCCGTGCGGTCAATGGCGTCAAACACATCGGTGAGCATTTTGCTCTGGCCTTGGGAATACGGCTTCTTACGCAAGGACGAAATGTCATCCCCTTTATCAAATCCGTTCTTCCCACCATCGGCACCATCGTTGTACAACTCATCCAACGTCTTGTCAATGCGCTTTTCAAACGCCGCTTCTGACTCCCCGTCTTTGCGTTTGACTCGTTCCGCAGCAAACTCTCGGGCCACCCTGTCCCGCTCCGCTGCCGTTTCAGCCATAAAGAACGTGCGCGTCTTGCCAGAACCCATAGACAACCAGAAGTCACCTTCTCGCACCAATGCAAAGTACGGGCTAATCCGACTGCCTTTTTCAAAAGTAGCCCTGATCTTTTTCATCAAGTTGGTTTTGGCTTCCGCACCAATGCCCAACGAGTTGACTTGATCGTCTAGCAACTTGGACAGGTACTTAGATAGCACATCAAAATGGTCGCGAATACGCGTGTACACGCGCTGACCTTCTGGCCCCAAGTCTTTCCACGCCTTGTCCAGCGCATCGTTGCGCTCGGCGGTATCAATTTTTCCGGGGTCTACTTTTGCTAACGTAGCTACAGACGTTAGTTCGTCCAACTTGCCACGTAGGGTTGGGTCTGCTTGGAATGCTCGTTGTACTTCGTTAGCTAGTTCCCCCGCAGAGTTTAGCAGTTGCTCAGTCATGCCCCCCATTTGCTGCAACAGCTTGTATGTATTTTTAAGTTCGGGCACAGCGTTGCCAGCAAAGTCAACCAAGAAGCTAGTCGGCGGAAGTTTTACAAGCAGGTTGCGTTGGAGTGACGTAGCACGTTTCCACAAGTCCCGCATTGCCGGGATGACCTTGCTTGGGTCCGTAGCCATTTGCAGCAGCGACACACCCTTAGCTGCCTTTTGCCCCTTGGCAGATTTCTCAAACTTAAACTTTGCCTCCGCCACGGCCTCGTCAATTTCTTTTTGAGTGCGTATGGTGTCTTTGAGCACCTTGGATTGCTCTGGAGTTAGGTTCTCTCCTTCCTCGGTGCGGCTAAAGCGGATGTCGTCGTTGCTCAGGCTGTACTCGCCGTTGTTGCCGGTTGCGGATTTGACTTGGTTAGAGTTTGGAACCGCAATGTCAAATATTGCCCTTCCCTTGGAGTCAAACACTCTAGCATCCATTTCGGCTTGCGTCATCTCCCCTCGGGCTACTGCTTTTTTAATGCCTTCCCGTGTGTGATACGCAAACACGGCATCGTATTTTCCACCTTCTAGGTCGGATGTTCGCGGGTCGCGGCCCTCAACGTACTTTGGATTTTTGGCGGCTACGTATACAGGATATGCGTGCGCCGAGTCCTTGTAGCCAGTGCCGTAATCGCGCTTCATGTATACGTCGGCGTAGGCTTGCTGCGGCGTGAAATGGATTAGACCCGTTCTATTTGACTTAGCAAACTGGGTAATCCCCCCTTCGTCTGCCCCTGAAGCAGGCACATATCGGCCTTCATTCTCATCCCACACATAAGTGGTTAGTAACCCGGTTCCGTGATATACCACTAGCGGCTCACCGCTCTCATCCACTACCTTGCTGTCACCGAACCACGCGAGGAACTTGTCAGTGGCTTTGCGGCTAAACCCCGGTGCACCACCCACTGCACGGTCAATACGCTGGTTCTCAACAAAGGCGCGAGCAGGGAGGATGTAGTTGGCGATCAGGTCTTTGTTGGATAACTTTACGTCTACGCCAATCTTGCGGAGAAATCTACGCACCGCAGCAATTGCTCGCTGCACAACACCCATAGTTGGCTTTGCCTGTGCTAGGTTAGCCAGAATCTCTTCCGCAGCCTCCAGTACGTCTTTCTCAACACTGAGATCAAGGCCGTATTTCTTGGCTATTTCGGCCATCTCCGCCTTAAAGTTCTTTGCCACAAGCAGGAGGATAGGCTTTAGGTCTTCCCCAAATACACCCCGCAAACCGTAATGCCCAAGGGATTCGTGCAGCAGAGTACGCACTGTCTCAGCAGTGCTCTTCATCTGGTCGGCAAAGATGTAGACCTTGCCTTGGTAGAACACACCTGCGGGAACACCAGTAGCCCCCTTAGCTTTGGCGTCTGCGTCGGCTTTTTGTAGCTCAGCAGGTACCACTGCATCGTTGATGTTATCTGCAACTACCACAGTAGGGGCATTTTTCCACCGGGAAGCCACAAGGTCTACTATGGCTTGAACTTTCTCTTTGCCAATAGACGGAAGTGATTTGTTACTACC